ATTTAGAAGTGCCTCAATTTGAGGGGAAAGGATGACAATATGTCAACTAAAAAAACAAAGCCGGTCGCCGAAGAGGTTGCAGGAGTCGTGGAAGTTGCGGAAGTTGCATTAGCCGAAGAGGTTGCAAAACCTAAAAGCAACCTTCCAACATTCACCAAAGCACAACTGCTTGCTTCTGCGACATATTCTCACCGCAGGGGGGTTCTCGGAACGTTACTTGCGGACAACAAAGAGTATTCACACGCTTGTGTAGCCGAAATACTTGAAAAATTCATGAAAGAAGGTGCGAAGTAATGGCTTTAGGCGGAGGAAATTGGGTAGCTCAAAACAAAGTGCTGCCTGGAACGTACGCAAATTTCGTTTCAACTGAACGAGCGTTTAGCGTTGATACCGAGCGTGGAATTGTCACAGTCCCCTATGTAGGTGAATGGGGTGCTACGGGCGAGGTCGTATCACTTACAGCGGAAGAGTTCAGTAGGCACAGCCCGAGCATTTTAGGCTATGCATGGGACGCCCCCGAAATGCGTGAATTTCGTGAGATTTATCGCCACAGTAGACTTGTGCATTTCTACAGGCTGAACAGCGGGGGTGTTAAAGCTACCGCACCTCTCGCCACGGCAAAGTATGTTGGCGAGCGAGGAAATGATTTGGCGTATGTTATTTCAGCAAATGTAGACGACCCAACAGCTTTTGACGTTGTGACATTGCTTGACAATATCGCTATCGACCGGCAAGTCGTTCCTTTTGGCGAAACTCCAGCCGACAACGGGCTTCTTGTGTGGGACGAAAACGCTACACTTATAGTTACCCCAACCGCAGGAACGCCACTTACTGGCGGTTCGTCTGTTCCTGTAACAAACGGCGACCATCTCAACTATCTTGATGCAATCGAGAGCTATCACTTTCATGCGATGGCTTGTCCAAGCGATAACCCAACACTTATTTCAACGTATGCTGAATACAATCGCAGAATGCGAAATGAGCGAGGGATTAAGTTTGAGCTTGTCTGCTACAACCCAACAGACAACAGCGATTTCGAGGGCGTACGTGACGTGCTGAATACTGTTACAGACGGCGGTACTTACTCACTTGTCTACTGGATGGCTGGAATCGTTGCAGGGACAACAGTCAACGCATCAGCGATGAACACCATCTATGACGGCGAGTATACCGTTAATGCTAACTTCACACAGACGCAGCTTGAACAGGCTAAGCTGGGCGGGAAATTAGCCCTGCACCGTGTGGGTAGCGACTACCGCATACTGGCAGACATCAACAGCTTGCAAACTGTGACAGCGGAGAAAAACGAAGATTTTAAGCAGGGGCAGACTATTCGAGTAATCGACCACGTCGCCTATGCGGACGCTTCTATTTTCGCCAACAAGTACATCGGAAACATTCCAAACGACCAAGACGGCAGAGTTTCGCTTTGGGTTGATTTGGTGAAAATTCGTGAGGACTTGCAAACTCTGCGAGCAATCCAAAACTTTGAAAGTTCGGACGTTGAAATCGAGCCGGGCGAGACGCCGCGTTCAGTATTCGTTCGTTCCGCAATCCAACCAACACACGCCATGGAGCAATTGTACATGGTCAACTACATCAATTAGGAGGATACTATGATTAACAATGCAGTAATGGCGGCACATGACGCCATACAGGGCAGTCAAGCGGTGTGCTACTTCACGCTTGAAGGTCGCAGATACAACTTCATGAGTATCACAGAGTTTAATTCTGCACTTTCGTTCACCACCACCGAAGTTCCACGAGTTGGCACAATCATGATGGGGTATAAAATCACAGCGGCCGCCGGTTCGTGGTCAGCAACTTGCTACTACAACCAATCCACTTTTAGGGTTCTTGCTGAACGTTTTCAAAACACAGGGCGATTCCCCGAATTTGAAATACAAGTAACTGTCGATGATAAAACGACAACAGTTGGGAGACAAACAATCATCCTGACTGGTTGCTTGCTGGAGGGCGATTTAGAACTCGCCAAAATCGTAAGCGGTGAAGGTGTACTTGAAGAGGAACTATCGGGCGTGTTCCAAGGCTTTATGATACCCGAAACCTTCCGAACGCTACCTGGTATGTAGAAAAAATAGCCCCTAAGCGTGACTTAGGGGCCTCAAATTAAAGGAGACCACCATGAACTACTCAAAATTTATGCGACAAAACAAAATCGAACGGAAGAACGAATATCTTGCTGTTACGAAAAGTTTGCTGGATGATGACGGCACTCCGCTGTTGTGGGAACTTAAACCAGTAACCGCAAAAGAAGAAAGTGAAATCCGTGACCGCTGTACCGATTACGTTCAAAAAGGTAAAAAGCAAATGCCGAGGTTCAATTCGGGTAAATACCTAACGGCAATCACTGCCGCCGCAGTAGTTGTCCCTGATTTGCATTTTGCGGAATTGCAAGACAGCTACGGAGTGAAGTCTGCGGAAGACCTGTTGGAGGCAATCGTTGACCACCCAGGGGAGCTTAACGACCTTGTGTTGTTCGTCCAAAAGATGAACGGCTTTGACACAACTGACGAAGACCTTGCAGAAGAAGCAAAAAACTAATAAAGGACGGCGACCTTGAATCGAATTTCATCCACTATGCGATTCACAAGCTCCATTGGTCGCCGTCCCAGCTTGAAGAATGGGCAGTTGCTGACCGCTACGTTCGCCAGTTCTACATCGCTTCACTTGACTTGAAAATCGAAAACGACAAGAAAGAAGCAGACAGAATGAAACGCAAGAACAGGAGGTAGCCGTGGCTAATTTACAAACAACAATATCCTTGCGTGACCAAGTGTCCGACAGGCTAAACACAATGGCAAACGCCGCACAAGCTACCACTCAAGCCTTTGATAACGTCTCACAGGCTTCTGCAATGCAGACTGACGGAATATCTGCCGCACAAGCGGAAGCCAACCGCTTCCATGAGGCAGTTATCGCCGTTAAAGAAGCAACCGAGAAAGTTGCGTTGGCGTCACAAGACGTTGACTTTAACCCTGCCGTGCAAAGTGCTGACAGGGTTGAACGTAATGTACGAAACATTGAAACGCCAATTATCAACAACGAGAAAGCCCAAGGTCGGTTCAACCAAGCAATCGAAGAGGGCGAGAGGAATGCAAACTCCTTAAAGCGAGTGCTTAAAGGCGTTGCCGCCGCCCTCTCTGTGCGTGCGATACACCGCTTTATGAGCGGTAGCGTTGACCTTGCGAACCAACAAATTCACGCAGAACAAAGGCTTGCCACAGTTGCGGCTAACCGAGGTATAGCACAAGAAGATTATAACCGATTACTTGAACACGCCCGAAACCTACAAGCCCGCACTACCTTTGACGATAGTGCAATCCATGGAGCGACATCAGAGCTTGCCCGCTCCATGCGTGACGTAGGGGCAATTGAAATCGTACTGGATGCCGTTGTTGACATGGCGGCTTATCAGAACCCGTTTGGTGCTACTGCTGGTGACATGGCGGGTATCGCCCAGTATTTCACGCAAGCAATGGAAGGCAACTACCGAATGCTTGAACGCAGGGCGGGTATCCATCTATCCGAAATGCAAAGCCAAGTGATGAAGTACGGGTCGGACATGGAACGTGCATTGGTAATTAGTGACGTTGTGAATGCCTCGTGGGGGGGACTGGCTGAAACCATGGCACGTACCCCGCAAGGTATGCGAGAACAAATGCGGAACACCTTTGACGATATTCGGGGTGAAATCGGGGCGCAACTCCTCCCTGCAATCATGACTGTCTTCAACACCATACAAGAGAATATGCCCATAATCAAGCAAGTGATTGAGGGGATTGTCCCCATAATCCAAAACATAATAATGATAATCGGACGTTTAGTGAATATCGCTTTCCAATTTGCAAGTGTTGTTATCGATAACTGGAGTTGGATACGTCCTATTCTGCTTGGGGTCGTCGCCGCCTTGCTATTGTGGAAAGGCGTGACAATGGCGGCAACAATAGCCCAAAAGTTATTCAATCTTGCAAAATTGAAGTCTCCCAAAACGTGGATAATACTTGCCATAATGGCTATCGTTGCGGCGATTGTTCTGTGGACGAACCATATGAACAAAAGTGCAGATGAGCAAATGAGTGTGTTGGGCAATGTGGTTGGTGTTTTTGCCGCTGTTGGGGCGTTTTTGATAAACCACTTTGTTCTGCCGATACAGCGTAAGTTCGCCATGTTTGCAAACTTCTTTGGCAATCTTTTCAATAATCCTATTGAGGCGATTAAAGTGCTGTTTTTCGACATGGCTCTTTACGTTCTACGAATACTTCAAAATTTAGCCGATGGTGCATTATCCGCTATCAACTGGATACCAGGCGTCAATGTTGAAGTCACGGGGCTAAACAACGCAATCAACAACCTAACCAAAAGACGTAGTGACATTATCGCAAACTCTGGCTATCGTGTGTTTGTCGAACCGATGGAAAATATCGACTTGTCTGATGCATTTGAATGGGGTTACGGAATAGGCGAACGGCTTGAAAATATGTTTGACACAGACATTGAAGTCCCCGAGCCGGGTGATTTTGTAGACACGTCTCGCTTTGAGATGGGCGGACACATCCCCATTAACGTGCAAGACATCGCCGATAACACTGGGGCGATGGTGGGTATGGGCGAAGAGAACTTGAAGTGGTTGCGTGACATCGCAGAGCGTGATGCTGTGAACCGATTCACTACTGCCGAAATCAATGTTGACTTAGGAGGAGTTACAAACAACGTCAATTCCAACACCGACCTTGCTGGACTTGTTGAGTATATCGGCGATGCGGTGGCTGAACAGCTTTGGATTTCTGCTGAGGGGGTACACGCTTAATGTATAGTTTCTATCTCGACCGAACACTATTGCCAGTCGCCCCCAGTCGTTTTAGGGTGCGTATCAACAACCAAAACCGCACCTTTTCCATGATAGACGGCGGAGAAGTCAATCTCTTGAAAGCCCCTGGGCTAACCCATATAACCTTAAACGTGCTTTTGCCTAACGTTCCTTACAGTTTCGCAAATTACCGAAACGGATTTCAAACCGCCGAATTTTTCTTAAAAGTGTTCGACCGCTTGAAAACACGCAGAAACGAGACAGGAAATCTGATTCCTTTCCAGCTTGTTGTCTCTCGCAGTTTTCCCGATGGCAGGGGATTGTTCGGCACTAACATGACGGTCTCTCTTGAGGATTACCAAATCAGCGAAGAGGCGGGCAATGGCTTTGACGTTAGCGTTGAGTTGCGACTGAAAATGTACCGACCAGCAGGGACGAAAGTGGTGCAGATACGACAGACCCCTGCAAACAACGTTTCAGCTTCGTCCACCGCAAACAGAGAGACGGCAAACGCTCCAAGCGGTCGCAGGCATACTGTGGTTAGAGGTGACAACTTGTACACGCTGGCAAGGCGTTTCTTGGGTAGCGGTGCAAGGCGTGTTCAGATATACAACCTTAATCGAGACGTGATTGAAGCCGCCGCGCGTAGGCACGGAAGGGCAAGTTCCAGTAATGGGCATTGGATTTTTCCAGGCACAGTCTTACAAATACCATAGCGGAGACCCAGCATGATTGAACTTTTAATCGAGGGCAACAATGGGCTTATCCGCCCAGCCGTCCAAAGCGGAATACAATGGACCACAGAACGGAGAGGTGCGCCGTCCCAGCTACGCTTTCGCATGAGAATGGATAGTTTCGCACAAATATCTGAGGGTAACGCCGTTCGCTTGCGAAAGAATGGGCAGAACGTGTTTTTCGGGTTCGTTTTTTTAATTCGCAGGGATAAAAGTGAGTTTGCAGAAATAACCGCCTATGACCAGTTGCGGTATCTTAAAAATAAAGACACTTACGTTTTCGCTAATCGCAGGGCATCTGACGTTATCCGCACTATCGCAAATGATTTTCGCTTGAATTTAGGCAGCGTAGCCCAAACGAGCTACGTGATACCGAGCCAAGTAGAGGACAACAGCAGTCTATTTGACGTGATATATAACGCTCTTGACAAGGAGTTGAAATTCCGTGGGAATATGTTTGTGCTGTTTGATGACTTTGGCAGGCTTACCTTGCAACCCCTATCCGCTATGGAGTTGCCGTTGCTAATCGACAGTGAGACTGGTGAGAACTACGAGTACACCACAACAATCAACGATGGCACGGCTAACCGCATAAAGTTGTCGAGGGAAAACGAGGCTACAGGTCGCCGTGATATTTATATGGCACAGGATAGCTCTAATATGAACCGCTGGGGCGTGTTACAGCACTTTGAAACCATAAACGAAGCTGACAGAGGGCAAGACATGGCGGCAGGGCTACTGAGCCTACACAACGCCCCTAAACGCACCCTTCGACTTTCTCGACAATTTGGCGATGTCCGAGTAAGGGCTGGGTCGTTGCCTATCGTTCACCTCGATGTTGGAGACGTGCGTGTGCGTAGTAGGCTTATGGTGGAGAAAGCTACCCACACCTTTGATGGGGACAGCCACTTCATGGACTTACAACTACGAGGAGGGCAATTCAATGGCTGATTTAACCGAAGCGATAAAATCTGCCGCTTTGCAAGCGGTGAACGCAAGCAAGCCCTGCATTGTACATTTCGGCACAGTCACCGCCCTCTCCCCTCTCGAGGTGTTGGTTGACCAACGGCTACGTCTTAGCGGAAACAGCCTTGTTGTGTGTGCCTCATTGACTTCAGCTACAACAGAAATCCCTCTTAATTCAAATACAAGCGAAAATACCCATGAGCATGAAATCGAAGATGGCACGGGCGATTATACGCAACCCGACACGCACTCCCATGAGCTTACTGGGTCGCTTTCTGTTGTCGTGAGGCAAGCACTTTCTGTTGGTGATAGTGTTTTGCTGTTGCGTATGCAGGGCGGGGACAGATATGTAATACTTGATAGGGTGGTGTGATTATGTTGCCTACTAACGGCGGAATTTTGAATGAATATATCGAAATGGACGTGGAACGGCAACCCAGCAAGACCTTTAAGCTGGACTGGGACACCTACAGAATGCGTGGACACGTTGACGGACGTGATTCGGTCAAGCAAGCCATATACCGCATTATTCACACCGAACGCTACCAGTATATCCACGTATCGTGGAACTACGGAATAGAATTGCTTGACCTGTTTGGAGAGCCTACTGATTTTGTGTTGGCTGTATTACCACAGCGTTTTATGGATGCGGTCATGACTGATGACAGGGTGACTGGTGTGGAAACGTTGGATTTATCCGAACGAGGACGGACAATTACGGCAAGGTTTGCCATATCCACTATTTACGGCGATTTTGAAATTGAAAGAGAGGTGGCTGTGTGATGTTTGACCAAATGACTTTTGAATTTATAATGCAACGTGTTCTTGAACGCATTCCAAACTCTTTCGATAAGCGAGAGGGTTCAGACGTGTGGAACATGACCGCCCCTGGCACAGTTGAACACACCTTGCTTTATCTTGAACTCGAAAACATAATGGCAGAGGCGTTTGCCGATACTGCCTCACGGGAGTTTTTAATTCGCCGTGCCAAAGAGCGTAACATAATCCCATTCTCTGCCACGCAAGCTGTATTGCAAGGAGTGTTCACTCCTGCGAATGTTGACGTTATGGGTCAGCGTTTCCGTGTGCCGAATGAATCAGTTGTGTTTGTAGTTACGGCTGAAATATCGGCTGGGGTGTACCAAGTCACGTGTGAAACAGCAGGGCTTGTTGGTAATCAATTCACAGGACTTCCACTTATCCCAGTTGATTATATCAGCGGGCTTGAGAGTGCTGTCCTTGAAAACATTCTCGTGCCTGGACAAGACGAAGAGGACACAGAGGCTTTGCGAACAAGATATTTCGCCAGCTTTACCCAATACGGCTTTGGCGGAAATCGCCAAGACTATATCGACCGCACGAACGCAATTGCTGGAGTGGGTGCGACTAAAGTCGAAACTATACCGCAAACAATAAGCGGAGACCCAAACGTGCGACTTGTCATATTGGATGGGTTGTTCGGGTCAGCCTCTTCAACTCTAATTGACAGCGTACAACAACAAATCGACCCCACTCGTGACGGAGAGGGTTTCGGCATCGCTCCTATTGGGCATATCGTACTGGTGCAGACAGCGACAAGGGTGACTGTGGACATAGCAACAACAATCACACTCGACACAGGACAATCGTGGGCGACGATTGAGCCCCTTGTAATCGCCTCAATCGAAGCGTATTTGCTTGAGCAACGGCAAACGTGGGCAACAGATGATTTCACTACAGTTAGGGTGGCCTCCGTAGACAGTCGTATATACGCCGTTGCTGGCGTTGTGGACGTGCAAAACACCACTTTGAACGGCATGGCAGACAACCTTGAATTAGCGCCGCTTGAAATTCCAGTAATGGGGGTACTGACCGCATGAGAGATGTAAGGCTGTTGGAGTATCTCCCGCCCGAATTTCACAAGTATACCGACATTCGCACAATTTTAGAAGCACAAGACCCCGAATTTGAACTGCTGAATAGGTGTGCAGACTATGTACGCAATCAAATGTTTGTGATAACGGCAGGAGATGGAGGGCTGGCGAGGTTTGAAAGGCTGTTGGG